CTCTGGGCTCATGCTTACGGATTTCGGCTGGACGCGGGAAGAGATTGATTGCTTGTCTTCCGTAGTGGCCGACGACTGCTTGAATACCGAAGGCTTGGTTGACGACCAGACTCGGGCGCGCATGGCACAACTGGAGCGCCGGGCTCCCCTTACTGCGAGATTTGTCTGCGGAGAGTTGGTGTTTTTCATAAGCGCCACCGACTACCGCACTTGGGTCGACAGTATCCGTGTGCAGTACGACTACAACGAGACAGAAATCATTGCGGCACTCAAGCAGCGGCTAGGTATTGTCGAGGCTCAAGTGCAGGCCGCTATACGCGTCCAGCGCACCCCTCGCACCGCCGTTTGAAATCAATTTCATTTAGGGAACGACCATGAACAGGCAAATATTTTCGCATCTGCCAGACTCAGCATTTAGCGCCAGTGCCCCACAGCCGTTGGTGATTGAGGTCACTGATAGCCCAGGCGTCGGCGGGGCAAACCATCGGTACGAGATAACAGGATTTGATACGACCACCAACCCCAGTGCTACTAACGGTATGGGGTACGCCTCTGAATACAGCCGTACCGTCATCCTGTTCCAGAATGGTGCACTCAGGGAGGGTGAGTCCTCCTCATTCAACGGTATAACCCACGAGGCACTACTGGCCATCGTCATCGACAGGCTTGAAAGCTTCCAGGAAGGGCCGTTCAAGTGCGATGAGAACGCGGTGGCACTCGACTATGTACAGGCCGCGCTCGACGCCTTGCATCGACGTACTGCAGAACGGGAGGCTCGCAATGTCGAAGGGCGACATAGCTGTTGACGATTATGACCCGTACAACGCGAACATCGTACGTGACCCGGCCACTGGGAGGGTAACCGAAACCACAACTCCGGAGCAGTATCGCGGAAAAAACCCGAGGTCTGTATGGCTGTATAACCCGTGGACCGGCCTCGCTAGGTCCGTGACTGATCTACTCGATGATCCGTACGGCCGCAGGTTGCGACACTACAGAAGTTCACATTTTGGAGAGACCTAGTGCTACAGTACAGGGTAATCAAAACGGTAGACAGCATAGCTTTCGAGAAGGCTGTTATGGAGGCGGCTGCCGAAGGCTGGGAACCGCAGGGCGGCGTCAGCGTTCTATTCAGAGAACGCATGTGCGACTTTATCTACTGTCAGGCCATGGTTAAGCGCCCTGACGAATTCGGGGGGCTATAGCATGGTGAAGAATACACCCGTCAGCAAACTGCATGACGACCCTACCAACCCACGTAAGCCAGATCAGGCACGCCTGGGTCTTTTGAGATTGTCGGTTGCCAAGCTCGGATTCTGCATGCCGATGTACACAACCAGCGATGGTATGCTGCTCTCTGGGCACCAACGGCTTACGGTAGCCAAGAGTCTAGGGCTGAAGAAGGTTCCGGTTATTGTGGTCGATCTTCAGAAGAAAGACATACAAGGTATCAACATCCTGTTTAACCGGGCCACCAATGACTTCAACGCGTTCGACACTGGAAGCAACGTACAGGGCAAGCTCAGCCTAGACGAAGTGATTGCCGCCGCGGAGGCATTGCCGGATTTCGATGGCGAAAGCTGGATTGCACTCGATTGCAAAGAGCGTAGCATCGCTGATTTGGGGGCGAATCTATCCGACAGGTACGACAAGAAAGCGACCTGCCTAGCCGAGTCGGTGCGGGCTATGAAGATACGCATACCCATCGTTGTGTCAGATAGCGGAACCATCATCAACGGTGTGCATCGATTGTTTGCCGCTAAGGAAGCGGGCGAAAAAACATGGCCGACTATCGTTGTCCCTGACGTAATGGCCGCAGTCGCTTTGAACTTCCTCAACTACCTGAGCATGGACTTCCATGTGGACGAGGACTTCGCAAAGATGATGCGGTACTCTGCCTACCGCCGGCCGCAGAATAACCGAGGCAACGTGCCGAAGGCTATGCGGTTCTGGGCGAACGGTAATCGCACCTTGATGGATCGCGACTCCTACAGTACTGCCTATTGGCAACACTTCCGTGAGTTGCACGGCACCACCATTCTTGATTTCGGGGCGGGGCTCTGCAAGGTGCGTCCATTTGTTGAGGCTCGCGGTATGGTGTGCTCAGATTTCGAGCCGTACCGTATTGATCCAGACTCGGGCGTGTCGGTCCCTAGTGCTTCGTACTCCATAGCGAAAGCGAAAGAGTTTCTGGACGAGATTGCCGATGGTCGGGTGTTCACTTCGATCTTCCTTGCGTCGGTGTTGAACAGCGTACCGTTCCCGAAGGATCGGATGGTGGTACTCACGATAGTTCATGCCCTGTCCAGCAAAGACACATGCGTCTACGGTACCTGTCGTGACATTTCGGATTTCAACTACGAGTATGGCGGGGTGCGTAACGCTAACTTCTTCGTCTTTGACAGCGAGCCTGGGGTGCGACTTGGCGATGTGATGCGCAATCCTAAAGTCCAGAAGTTTCACACGCAGGAAGAGGCTGAGGCCATGTTCGTTCGGCTGTGGGGGAAGACCGAATACTGGCCGGGCGGGAACGTTTTCTACTTCAAGCTGAGTAACCCGAAGGGCATCAATCCGAAGGTCTTGGCAGCCGCAATTGAAATCGAGTTCAATCTACCGTACGGCCCCTCCGCTGAATTCCCTACAGGCACTGCTATGGGGCTTTCCAGCTACGCAAAAAAGGCATTCGGTAAGCGGCTTGGCGTCAAAATTCCGTAGGTCTATGCGCCGTCGTTAAATAGTGGCATAATAGTACTGTGATCCCATATCAGCATAGGTGCAAGAATGTTTAAGGACGGTAAGCATTTTCCTTCAGACCCGCAGAAGTTCGTGTTTGATGAAGAGGTAACTCAGGTATTCCCCGACATGGCGCTGCGCAGCATTCCCATGTACGCCGAGGCGCACAGGATGCACGCGGAAATGTTGTTTTGCGCCAACGAGTATTCGATGGACAAGCCGCTGGTTGTGTACGACATTGGGGCCTCCCGCGGCGGGTTCTTGCAGGCGATATGCCGGCAGTGCCTAGTACCGATGGTGTCCGGGGCTCCCTATCTACGCTTTGTGGCCATCGACTCATCTTCGACCATGCTCGACGCGTTGTCTGCTGAGCTTCCCTGGGTTCAGACAGTATGCTCAGATGTACTCGAACTACCGGACTTCACCGAAAAAGCTGACGTTATCAGCATGTTCTACCTGCTTCAGTTTATCCATGGGGCGCAGGAGCAACTAGCAGTACTCAAGTGGGTATACCGGAATCTAAAGCCGGGTGGTCTGTTTATCTCCGGGCACAAGGGTGAGCCGTCTTCCAGTTTTCTGCAGAAGTTCGACGCACTCTACTACTCGTTTCGCCGGAGAAACGGATACACGAATGAGGAGATATTGGCAAAGACCGCCGCACTGCGGAACTCCATGTGGCCGTGCCGTCCCGAGTGGATGGAGGATCAGTGCTACAGGGCGGGCTTCACCGACTACACCGAGACAAGCCGCTGGTTGCAGTTCTACACGAGTATTTGCACAAGAGGTGAGTGATTATGGAAGCTACTGATGCGCCTATCGGCCGACGTATTTCCCGCAGAAGCCGTAAAGGTTTTGCTTTTAGTGACGGCGGTCTCGCCGATTCTTCCGTTGGCGGGGGTGTGTCCGGAGACATCAACTCACACGTAGAGGCTCGTGCAGTAACGCCAGTCGCTACGATACAGCCACGCAATGTGGTGCCTGCTGCGGCGCAAAACCCTGGCACACAGGAAGACTTTAACCCCCGTGACCGTATGGCACAGGTCAGGACCCGTGCCTCGGTCTACGAGCGCGAATACCGGCTGAAGCTGTTGCACCGCTTGCTTATGCGCAATGTCCCTGTGGACGAGATTGCTGATCAGTTAGGCTTATCTATCTCCCAGGTGTTCAGGGATAGACAGGAGCTGACCGAGCGGCTGAGGCAGGAGGCTCGTGGTCTCAACATAGACGAACTGATCGGCGACAGCAAAGCGTTCTACGAAGAAGCTGCGGCTATGTCGATGAGGGCGGCTTCAGCGTCCAATCTACCGATGCCGATACGACTTGCCGCTGTGCGTACTGCGTTGGCTTCCAAGAACGACATGCACCGATTCATGCACACAGCCGGCGTCTACGATGTTCTTCGTTTCCGGCTTGCCGCCGACGGTACTGGCGTTAGCGATGTTCGTCAGTTGATGCTCAACACCGAGCGTATTTTGGCAGGTGAGGCGCCGACTTTCAGCAACTCCGCTGACTCAGGCGACCAAGAAACGGTGAGCCTGTGATTTCCGCAAGGCATATTCGTCGCAGTGGCCGCAGGGCCACCCCAGGTGCTGCCAAAGGAGTAAGCGCACAAGCTGCCCTGATGGTGAAACAGGCGTGGGAGTCACTTGACTCTTGCGAGAATAAGCTGTTCGGAGAAATGTACGCAACTGCGCTTGAGCGCAAGGTGTATTACAGCGAGCCGTTCCTGTTCGATTTTATGAAGCATCTGGTGCACCCGCCTGTAAGTATAGAAGAGTTCATAGACGGGCCGGAGTATCTGGGGTCCTCTGATATTACTCTCTGGCCGGAAGTACGGAAGGCGATTATTGAAATCAATCGCAATTGGTGGAAGGGGCCGAAGCAGGCGAACCACGAAGCCCTCCTATGTGGTTCTTGTGTGGACTCAGAAACGGAATTCCTAACACCTGCCGGCTGGAAATATATTTCTGAGTATGCTGACGGTGATCTGGTCGCTCAGTACCACGCGGACGGACGGGCGGAGTTTGTGCATCCTTTGGAGTACATCAAGAACCCAGGGTCTACGTTCTACCATTTTGCTCCTAGAGGTGGCCTCGATATGATGCTTACCCCAGGACACAGGGTTATCGCCAGGAACAAAAACACGCGTGAATTACAGGAGTGGCCCGCGGAGGAGGTAGCTCGCATACATAACAAAAATGTGTGCGGGTTCACCGGACGTTTCCTGTCTACTTTTAACATTGAAGGCCAGGAGGGCTTGCCGCTATCTGACGCGGAGATTCGAGTGATGGTTATGGTTCACGCTGACGGCTCTTTCTACGGAGATAATCGCAGGTGTAGTGTTATTGTTTCTAAGTGGAGAAAAATACAGAGGGTACACAAGCTGCTTGCTGAGGCAGGGATAGAATACACGGAAAAACCTCACGGAGACGGTGAGTTTTCTCGGTTCTGTTTCTACGCCCCTGCGCGTAGTAAAACGTATAGCTCTTGGTGGGGGGCAACGACACAGCAGCTACGAGTAGTGCTGGATGAGGTACTACACTGGGACGGTACAGAGTCGTTAGGACACTACTACACATCTGTACGAGGCGATGCGGATTTTATACAGTATGCTTATGCGGCCACCGGTGTTAGGTCCACAATTTGTAGTAAGTCTGTGCGCAATCCAGCACACGCTCCAGAGTATGTAGTGGTTCGTTGCAAGACCGCTGAGTTTAGTATGCAGGCTTCGCCCCACCGTCGGGTTCGTATGGTGCGAGCAAGTGACGGGTTTGCCTACTGTTTTTCCTGCCCTACTAAGATGTGGGTAGCTCGCAGAAATGGCAGGGTTTTTGTTACTGGAAATACCTCGTCTGGCAAGAGCGAGATAGCCAAGATCACCACTCTCTACCATCTGTACCTTCTATCCTGTCTTGATGTACCGCAGGCCCTCTACGGCTTGCCGAAGACGACATCCATAGTTTTTGTGATCTTGGCTGCTAAGCCTCACGTAACTAAGAAAGTGCTGTACGCGCCTATGCGGCAGCTAGTCGAGACCATCCCTTACTTTCAGAAACATCTGCGGCCGAATAAAATGGTCGAGTCGGAAATGATCTTTGAGGAGAAGAACATCCGTATCGTGCCTGGGGGTGCCGATGCAGAAACGGTTCTTGGTGAGGCCATCATCGGTGGCATCATCGATGAGATAAACTTCATGCACATAGTGCTCAAGTCCAAACGCGCCGAGGTGTCTACCGGCCGCGCCGGGGTATATGATCAGGCACAGACCATTCACAACACCGTCACAAGGCGTAAGAAAGGGCGGTTTATCAGCCAAGGGCCGCTGCTAGGGGTCGTATGCACCTCATCCTCTACCCGATATAACGGCGACTTCACTGACAAGCGTAAAGCCCTTGTTGAGAAGAACAACGAGAAGGGCGTCTACATCTACGATAAGCCGCAGTACGAGGTGTGGCCTCAAGAGCGTTACTGCGGCGAGAAGTTTCGCATGATGGTCGGTAACGACGTTATGGGGGACACCCGCATACTTCTGCCTAGCGAGGTGGCCAAGGAAGGCACCCGAGTACTGAACATACCTATCGAGTATCTTGCTGATTTTCAGTCTGACCCGTACTCCGCGCTGAGGGACATCTGTGGTATCTCGACAAGCTCTATCAATCCGTTCTTTCGCAGGCGCTTCAAGATATACGAGGGGATCGACGCTGGTAACGAAGAGGGGCTGGCTTCCTTTCTTGAGAAAGATAACGTTATCCTGGGCGTGGACGATATGCCCATGGTTCAGGCCGGTCATTACTGCACCAATCCCTCCCGTCCGCGGTACGTGCATATCGACTTGTCGACTACAGGTGACCGTTGCGGTATTGCCATGGTACGGTATGATGGGATGACCGAGGTAACACGGTCGAACAACGTAATCGAAAGGCTGCCGGTAGTATCTGTCGAATTGGCATGCTCCATTGAGCCTGACGCCAACAACGAGATTCAGTTTGCGGAGGTCCGTACGTGGGTTAAGCAGCTTAGGGACATCTATGGTTACCCTATCAAGGCGGTAACCTACGACGGTGTGTTCAGTATCGAGTCAATACAGCAGTGGAAGAAGCAGGGAATGAAGACCGGGCACATGTCCGTGGACCGCACCTCTACCCCGTACAAGCAATTCCGTGACGGGTTGTACGACGGACGCATCAGGTTGTTCGACCAGCCTATACTGGTTCAAGAGTTGTTTGATCTTGAGTACGACGAAAACAAGGACAAGGTGGACCATCCAGTCGGGTGCAGTAAGGACGTAGCTGATGCAGTATGTGGGGCGTACTCAACTCTATTGCTTCGCAGGTCCTCTTGGAGAACTGAGCAAATAGCTGAAGGGGAGCTTTCAGACGGCAGGGCTAACTATGAGGAGAGGTCGGAGTACGGGGGCAGACTGTAGATTGCGACTATGAGTCTGGTATAGCATAATATGGTTTTTAACGGTCGATAGGGGAATGCGTATGGATGATAATTGGACTACTTTGATTTACGAAATGTTTGTGGCTTTTGCACCGTGGTATTTGGCCATCTGCGCATGGAAGATCATCGATCTGAGTCGATTTACTATGGTGGCCTCGCGGGCGTTTCAGATCAAAACCCGGCACGCGCACAGCCTGCCGTTCTGCGTGGTACTGATCACGGTCTCTGTCTGGTTGGTAGTCCTGTTCGGCGCTATCCCTCTTATACTTCGGGAGGGTTTCAGGTTTTTTGTACCGGCGACCAAGGATACTGTCCTCCGCGACATAGGCAGTGCGTTCATTAATTGAAATCAATTGCAAACTGAGGAGAAACACATGAGGAGAAAATCGAAAGTAATTGCACCTGAGCCTGAACCAGTGGTCGAGGCGCCGCAAGTCGGAACCGCCCTCACTACCGTGTCAACAGAGCTACTGGCTCGCCTACTCACTTTACCGCCCGGTGTCAATGTCATCGGCGCTGAGTGGGATTTTCCAGAAAACTGCCTTCGCGTCTACATCCGTGGCATCGGCGTGCCGAAAGCGGAGGAGGGTTGTCTTGTGCCGGTAGTCTTCCCGGATGGCATCATGTCCAAGACCGGCGACAGCTACACCTACTCCTTTGAGTGGGCGGCGGCGTTCGCTACGCCAATGTACGGGGGTATCACCGTCTCTGCAGGGAACTGACCAATGCGCCCGGTATTCGTGTTCGGTTCTAACGAGGCGGGCCGTCATGGGCGCGGCGCCGCCCTGCATGCCCGAGAGCATTACGGTGCCAAGGTGGGGGTTGGGGCGGGCCGTACCGGCAACGCGTATGCCATCCCTACCAAAGACCCAAATCTGGTAGTACTGTCTCTTCAGAGGATCGAAGAGTACGTGGATGGGTTTATCGAGTATGCCCGAGCTAACCCGTTTGTTCGATTCAACGTGACCCGCGTCGGCTGTGGACACGCGGGGTACGATGATGTGCATATAGCTCCGCTGTTCCATAGAGCCCCGGCAAACTGCACGCTACCGGAAGGATGGCGCGAGCTTGGGGCATCGCTCGTCTTGGGTAGGAGTAGACGTGTTGAAAAGGCTTGAGTCCCCCACCTGGATATTGATGATGCGCGAGCTGCAAAGCGAGCGGCTTACGGTGTTTGAGCTTGCGGAGAGAGTCAACGTTACGCCACACAATGTGAGGCACTATCTCAGGGAGGCGCACGAGAAAGGGCTTGTCAGAATTGTGGGGTGGACCAGACGCTCTGCTCTTGAGTGTGGTCGAGCGTTCCCTGTCTACACCTACGGCCGTGGGCCTGACGCACCCAAACCAGTTGGGCTTACCCCCATGGAGCGGAAACGGAAGGAGAGAGAGAACCCACTGCGAAGGCTTGAACGGCAGTGGGTAGGATCGCGAGTCCTTATGACTCGCACGGCGTAGTGCATGACTTGGGGGCACGTCAATGTACGTAGTTGAGGTGGTACAGACAAACAAAATAGTTAAATGCAAAATCCGCACTGAGGACTATGACAAAGCGGCTGATGTGTTTGCCCGTTGTAAGACCTCACCTTGTCGGGAGCTTCGTTTATTCAGGACTGCTTTCGGGGACAGGGTGTTGTTGAAGTACTTAATAAAGGTGCGCTCCCCGACTACCGCAAGCGCGCCGGCAGAGGTGTCTAATGATGAACTACCCGTATCTGATACAGACGGCGCCGACGTATAGGCGTGTTGGTTTGCTGGTTGGTAGAGCAGTTGCAGTTTGGGTGTTTCCGGTTGTTGCCCTAGCTGTACTATTTGCACTTGATTTCAAAAAGGAGAAACGTTAATGACAAACACTACTCGTCCTGTGGTATCCATGAAGTACCTTCGTGGTCCTGGTTTTGCGCCGCAGTTTGCAACTGGCGGCTCGGCAGCCATCGATGTGAAAGCAGCTATCGAGGCACCCATAACGCTGCAGCCGGGTGCGCCAGCAATCCTCATCCCTACAGGTTTTGCTCTGGATTTCTCATCGCATCCTGATCTGGTTGGCCTTCTCGTCCCGCGTTCCGGCATGGGCCACAAAGAGGGGTTCGAGCTGGGGAACACCGTCGGGGTGATTGATTCGGACTACCATGGCGAAATCATGGTTAGCTGTATTGCTCGCGGTCCTCTCCCTGTGCGTATTGAACCGCACCAGCGCATTGCACAGCTTTTGCTTGTCCCGGTAGTGCGTGCGATCTTCGGGGTGGTCAGCGAGTTCAAAGAGGAGACTGCCCGAGGCACTGGAGGTTTCGGCAGCACCGGAAAGTTGTAGCTGGCTTGGTCGGTCAACTGTTTTGGCTGGCTATAAAATTCGCCCGGTAACTCGGGCGTTTTTGTTTACATAAATCAAAGGAACCAGAGTGAATAGTTTGAACTTGCTACAGGAGTTTGTCGCTGTATCCCGGTACGCTCGCTGGCTTGAGGAGGAGGGAAGGCGAGAATCCTGGGAGGACACAGTGACTCGATACGTGAACTTTATGAATGCACACACCGAAGGCAAGTACGATCAAGTTCTGCGCGGTACCGTATTCCCGGCCATACTGACTCACAAGGTCATGCCGTCTATGCGTGCATTGATGACCGCTGGTGAGGCCCTGGCCCGTGAGCCCATTGCCGGTTACAACTGTTTCACGGGGGACACCAAGTTTCTCACACGTGAAGGGCTGCGCACCTTCTATGAAACATGCGATACTGAGCAAGCAGTTCTTGCCGTGGATGGTCAGTGGAGAAATTCTACTATCCGCAGCTTTGGCGTACAGCCTACGCAGACTGTGGTCTTGCGCCCTGGAGCGCACTCCCGCACAAAGTTGCGACTTCGCGTAAGAGTAACCCCCAATCACAGGTGGATTACGGATCGTGGGGAGGTGACTGATTTGCGGGTGGGAGATACGATACCGTTCAACGCTCCGGAGGAGCCACCATTTGACGCGTACGACTTCATTCGCGGCTTAGGGTTTGGTGACGGCACCATCGATGCTCGTGGCCGTGCTCGTATTCGTCTCTGTGGCAACAAGGCGAAGTACGTCGACCTGTTGTTGTCTTTCGGCAATAACAGCATGTCTTACCCTTCGTCGCAGGATGGCGATCCTTTAGTGGTATTCCACTCCGGGCACTTTACCGATTGGAAAGAGCTACCGAAAAATCCTTCGTATTGGTGGTTTGCTGGATATTTTGCTGCTGACGGATCAAGCTCTGGCCCTACGGATACTCTATCCACTCAAGATGTCGAGGCTGCCGAGTATTTGCGCAACAATGCCGTCTATGGTGGCTACGCCGTATCGGGCAGTACCGTTTGTAGTGTGGAGAGTACCAATTACGGTCCTCGCCACGGCCTCCTACAGCGTATCTCTCTGCGCCAGGAAATGTCATACAAGGTCGTGGAGATTACCCAGGAGAAACCCACCGAAGTTTTTTGTGCTACCGAGCCGATAACAGGAACGTTCACTCTAGCGAGTGGAGTCCTCACCGGCAACTGTAGCTATATTGCAATCAACAGCAAACGCAAGTTCGCGGAAGCCCTCTACATCCTGATGTGCGGTACCGGCGTCGGTTTTTCATGTGAGCGCCAGGAGATACAGAATCTCCCGATGGTGCCCGCGCACCTTGTTCCGTGCGAGGACATCATTACCGTGGGGGACTCGAAAGATGGGTGGGCCAAAGCGTACCGCAAGCTAGTGTCCTGCCTCTACGACGGCGATATTCCCAACATGGACTACTCGCATGTTCGGCCAGCCGGCGCTCGTTTGAAAATCTTCGGTGGTAGGGCTAGTGGTCCTGGGGTATTTCGCCGCCTCTGCGAGTACACCGTAGCTTTGTTCAAGAAAGCCAAGGGGCGTAAGCTGAATTCCATTGAAGTGCACGATCTGATGTGTACCATTGGGGAGATTGTCGTGGTCGGTGGCGTACGCCGGTCGGCTCTTATCTCGCTGTCCAATCTTTCTGATCTTCGCATGCGAGAGGCTAAGACCGGTCAGTGGTATACCGAAAACCCGCAGCGGGCGTTGGCCAACAACTCGGTAGCCTACACTGAAAAACCCAATGTCGAGATTTTCATGGAAGAGTGGTTGTCTCTGATTCGCTCGAAGTCGGGGGAGCGTGGCATCTTTAACAGGGTAGCCGCGCAAAAGCAGGCGTCTCGGCATGGCCGTAGAAGTGTGGAGGCCAACTACGGTACGAACCCTTGC